GAAGACCCGCGCACACCAGAAGTATCCGCTGAAAGACGGCACCGACGTTCCCGGCGCCAGCACCATCGCCAAGATCGGCGAGGACAGCAGCGGCCTCATCCACTGGGCATGGAAATTGGGATGCGAAGGCCAAGACTACCGACGAGTGAGAGATAAGGCAGCCGACATCGGGACCGTGGCGCATTTTATGATCGAGTGCTTCCTGCACAACCACGAACCCGACCTTTCGGAGTTCTCGCCGGCAGACGTTGAGAAGGCCACCATCGCCTACAACAACTTCCGCCGCTGGTGGGACGAAGAAGGTCTCACCGTCATCGAGCCGGAGGTTCAACTTGTAAGCGAAACTTACTTGTTCGGCGGCACCATCGATGCGCCCAGCCGCGACCGCGACGGAAAGATCGTCTTGCTGGATTGGAAGACATCCAAAGCCATCGTCGGCGCGCACAAAGTCCAGCTCGCTGGCTACGAGCAACTCTGGAACGAAAACCGCCCCGACATGAAAGTCCAGCGCCGCGGCATCGTCCGCATCGGCAAAGAATCCCCGGACGACTTCGAGGTCGCCTGGATGTTCTCAGCCGAGCCGTTCTGGAAGGTCTTCCAAGCGCGCCTCGCGCTGCACTACGCGCAGTTGATGCTCAAGAAAGCCGCCTAATGCACATCGCCAAGCAAACACTCAACGCCGCATCATCCGCCGTGTGCGGAGCGCGCAACGAGGATTACGGCTCGCCCGCAGATGACTTCGGGACGCAGGCCGAGATGTTCAGCAGCTACCTGTCGCGCACCAACGGCGCGCAGGTCTTGGTCACGGCATCCGACATCGCCGCGCTGATGATCCTGGTAAAGATCGCCCGCCAAGCGCACGCCGCCAAGCATGACAACTGGATCGATGTCGCCGGATACGCCGCCTGCGGTGCCGAGTGCGACGCCAGACAAGCCGCCTAGATCGAGGCATTGCAAATGAACACAATCGAAGACCTAGCAGCCATTGCGTTCGGTTCAACAGTCGTGATGGGTTTTTTCACAATCTCATTCGCGTTCTTTGTTAACTCCGTTCTCTTATGCGGGGCGGTGCTTAAAGAGGCCTCAAGATTCCTGTTCTAATGCCCAACGGAAACCTCAGCAAAGTCGAAGAGTGGGCTATGTGCGCGCTCGGCTCGTTAGTTGTGGTCGGCTTTTTTGCCATCTCAATCACGTTCTTTGTCGGCTCGCTACTGTTTTTGGCAGTGGTGCTGCGGGAGGCGTGGAAGTTTTTCATCTAATGCCCCCACGCAGAACCATCGCCATCGTCCGTAAGAAGCTCGGCCGCGAAAAAGCGGACGGCATGACCTTGGGCGACGGCAAAGTCTACATTGATCCGCGTCAATCCGGCGCGGACGAGCTAGACACGGTTCTGCATGAGCTGCTGCATCACGTTTGCCCCGACATGAGCGAAGAAGCAGTCGCCGAGAAGTCCGCCATGATGGCGAGGTCGATGTGGAAAGACAAGTGGAGGCGCGTCCACGAGTGACCGCCGCCGGCTACATCCTCATCGGCCTCGCCGCAGGCATGCTTATCGGCGCCCTCGCCGCCTATGGCTTTATGTTCATCTGGGCCATCCGCTGCGGACGCGAGGAGGATGCAGAATGACCTCCGGCATCCTTATTGCCTTGGTCGGCTTCATCTATTTCGCCGTTGCCATCGACCTCGGCCTTATCCAGCAGCGCTACTGGCACGGTCTCATATGGCTCGGCTACAGCATCGCGCAAATCGGGCTATGGAGGGTAACCATTTATGACTAAGCCCCGAGATATGTACGACCTGACGAGTCATCCCACCGACACGCCAGAGATCAAGGCCAAGCTCAAGCAGGCTATCAAACTTTACAACGAAGTCGGCCGCGACCGCGCCAGCAACAACTTGCCCGCCCTCGCCGCCGCCTTCGCCGCGCGCAAGCGCAAACAATCCAAATGACTTTCAAGTTGCAGGCTCAAGCGGGTTCTCGCCGGCGTTCATGTGGTGTGACGCCGCGGACCATCTCCGGGATGCCCAGCTCCACCGAGCGAGACGAGTGGGGCGCCTGCACATCTTTTGGCAGGGTGCTGAAAGCGGCAGACATAACATCTGTGCGGCCAGGTTCAGCCCAATGTGGTTTCGCCCAGCCCCGCCAAAACAAAGGTGCCGCCCCGCTGACAAAAGCCCCCTCGGCTTTTCGCAAGATAGGCGAAGCGGTCAACAGACAGGGAACGCTAACCATCACCGGCTCCAATGTGCGTCTGGGCACTGAAATGCCGGTGGCCCTGTCTCTTTTTTGAGCATGAAGGAAACGATTAAAGATCAATATCACGACTGTGGCCATCGCCTGCGCATTTCAGACAATCGCAAGCGATACAAAAGCGTGCCGGAAATGGTTGCCGGAACCATGCCCCCGAAAGATTCGGCAAACACAATTATTCGTATGTTCGTCCAAGAAGTCGAACGGCGCGCTGAGGAGAAAATGCTTATCACAGGCAAGCTGGAGGGCGCTCATTACGCAGCGATGAAGCAAGTGGCCGAGGAGTGGGCAAACGCATGAGCGAAACACCCGAAACAGACAAACATCCCCTATGGCACGGAGAGCCTGCTGTTCACATTGATTTCGCGCGCAAGCTGGAGCGCGAGCGCAACAAGGCGCGGCGTGAAATCAAAGAAGCATGGGAAGAAGTCGCCGAAGCCTGCAACGACTGGCTCAACAGCATCGTTCAAGAGGCTTCGCTGGAATTTATCAAAGGCATCCGCGATTACGCCGAGCAAAAAGCAAAAGGCTTATGATCTCCTGGCCACCTCAAAACTTCCGCGTCGAGGTAGACGGCATCGGCACTTGCCGCGTGCTCTACGTTGTCGCGCAGGGTGGCCTTGAAAACGACTACGTCACCGTCTGCCGCGAAGACAGCGGCCGGTGGCTGACTGCGCGCATCGACCAACTCGCTGCCGCGGAGAATCCGACTTTGGACATTTTGGGCGCCGCGCCGGTTTAACCAACGGCTTGGGGAAGCTGGCGTTGCGCAAACGCACCGGCCGGCGCCCGATCTACTTCGTGAACGAGCACGCACAACGCTTCAAGCCCACACCGCACCCAGTCATGCAGGTCGATCTCGACTTGCTGGAGAAACTGGGGCCGGACGAGGGCTGGAAATATCTTAAAACACGCGAAGAGCTGATCGCCCGCGAGGCATCAGATCCGTTTCGCTATGGCTACATCCCGCCGGTGTGGAAGCGCGCGTCCGAATTGCTAGAAAAACACCGCGAGATCTTGGTGCTCGGCGGCAACCGCTCGGGAAAGACGGAATGGGCGGCGAAAGAAGCCATTAAAACCATGTATGGCAAGCCCGGAGCCGTTGTGTGGCTGTTCCAGACTACCGCGCCCAATTCTATTGAGCTAATGCAGCCCCGCGTATGGAAATATATGCCGCCGGAATGGCGTAACGCGCGCAAAGGCCAGATCACCAACATCACCTACAGCGTCAAAGGTGGCTTCACCGAGGCAAAATTCGTTGCACCGAACCAATCGATCTGCATTTTCCGCAACTACGCGCAAGATCCGTCCACGCTCGAGGGCGGCGAGATCGATTTCGCCTGGGCGGACGAGCTGGTGCCGCTTGATGTCCTCGAAACCCTCCGTTTCCGGTTGGTTGACCGCAACGGCAAGCTCGCCGTGACCTTTACGCCGGTCGAAGGCTGGTCGCCGACCGTGGCCGACTACCTAAGCGGCGCCAAGACCATCACCGATACGGACGCCGAGCTGCTCCCGCTCAAAAACGACAAAGGCGAGATCTCCGGCTACGACAAAGTGCCCATTGAGCAGATCAATCCGAAGGGGCGCCCAATTCTTTACTTCCACACGCAGAGCAACCCCTGGGCCGGCTGGTCGCGGATGAAAAAGGAGCTGCAGAGCGAGACCAAAGAAAAAATCCTCTGCCGCGCTTACGGTGTCCCGACCAAAGCCATCAGCGGCCGCTTCCCGCTCTTCAATCCCAAGGTCCACGTCATCCGCGCCTCGGATGTCCCGCAAGGCACCCGCTACCACTGGGTCGATCCGGCGAGCGGCAAAAACTGGGCGATGATTTGGACGGTGCATGACACTGCCGGCCGCATCGTGGTGCATCGTGAATGGCCAAACCAAACGGACTACATAGAAGGGATTGGCTTTGCCGGCGAGTGGGCGCTGCCGGATGGCAAGAAGCTCGACGGCAAGCCCGGACCCGCGCAGCAGGACTTCGGCTTCGGCCTCGAGCGCTACAAGGACGAAATCCTGCGCGTTGAAGCCGGCGAGGAAATCTTTGAGAGGTGGATGGATTCGCGCTACGGCAACGCCCGCACCCTCGGCAAGGAATCCCCGACGACCCTCATCGACGAGATGGCCGACCTCGGCATGCTCTTCACGGCGACACCGGGCGATTCCATTGATGAAGGCGTGAGCATGATCAATGATGCCCTGTCATACAACCCCGAGAAGCCGGTGGACTCCCGCAACCAGCCGAAGCTGTATATCAGCGAGAACTGCAAAAACCTCATCTATGCTCTGCAGACTTATACTGGTGCGGACAAAAAACTCGGGGCCGTAAAAGACTTCGTCGATTTGCTGCGTTACGTTTGCCTCTCCGACGCCATCAACGTCGAGGGCGACATCCTGCGATCAACCGGAGGAGGCAGCTACTGATGACCATGTCGCCGCCAGCCCCGCCCAGCCGCCTGCGCCCCGGACGCCGCGGCAGTGACATCCCGCGCTGCGGCATCTGTTCCAAGCCGCTTCGTATTGAGGACATTCACGGCCGCGACTATCACCTCGGCGCCGTCTGCCGAGAATGCGGCCCGCACCTGCAGAGCGCCATTCATGCGCTGGAAATCATCATAATGCGCCGCGGATGACGAATTAGGGCACCTACACCTTATGTTCACAAAAACCAAAACCATCCCAGTTGACCTCTACAGCGTCAACGAAGACTTCGACCGCGAGGGCGCCCTCGCCTTCTCCCGCGACCAGGCGCCGCCCGCCTACCTGGCCGTTGTCCTTGAGCTGCAGGACCGGATCGCTGACGCCAGCACCTTGGTCGCCACCATGGCCACTGCCAAAGAACCCGGCTACCTCGCCCACGCCGCCGGCCAGCTCAACGCCCTGCAGGAACTCTGGGACACCCTCGAAACCCGCCGCGCCGAAGCCTCGCGTCTGGAGTAGGTTTTGCGCCGTAGTTCAAGCCACGTTTGAACTATCGGCCATAAATGAAGCAAGGGTTCACCTGCCGCCGCCAAGGTAAACATCCCGCGACACTAACCGGCTTAGTGTAAGGCCATGTTCCCGATCTATACCCTTGCGGGACGACAAATGGGCGGCGCCTCTGTAGCCGCTTTTGGCGTATACCCGCTCGGGAACGCCGTTATAGAAACAACCCCTTCTTTGTAACGCGCCGTGACACAAATTGCAGGTTGTTTTTGTGTCACAAAAACACCGAACAGAAGGTGACGCAAAGTGTCATCACTTGTGCAGAACTATAGCCGATCCTATCCACGCCACACCTGCCAAATGTCTCCCGGCGACACAATCGAAGTATCGTCGGACTGGATCAACCAGCACCGGAAGCGGCTGATCCCAAGACCGACGCCGAAGAAGAAAAGCTCTCTGACAATGACGAGTCGGACGAATCCGAGGCTGAAAAGCCCGCGGAGGAGTCCGAAGATGAAGATGCCGAGGACGAAGAGTCCGAAGACGACGACGCTCCGGTGCCGCAGGAGAAGGTCCAGAAACGGATCGACAAGCTGACGGCAAAACGCAAGGAAGCCGAGGAAAAGGCGCAGACGCTGGAGACCGAATACAGCGCGGCCAAGACCAAGCTCGCCGAACTAGAGGCGCAGGTCAACGAGGCCAGCCGCCCCGTCCTTCAGCCCTCCGCGGACAACCCGCTGGCTGATGTCGATACCGAGGAAGCGCTCCAGGCCAAGATCAAGTCCGCGCAGGAAGTCCGCCGCTGGGCGCTCCGTAATACGGACGGCGCCACGGTCAAACGACCAGACGGCACCGAGGTCTACGTCGATTCTGACGAGGTAAAAAACTACCTTATCAAGGCAGACGATGTCCTCACGACTTACGCCCCTGCGCGCCAGCAATGGCTTGCGCAACGCCAGCCGGCAGTCAATGCCGCCAAGTCGTTATTCCCCGACATCTTCACCAAAGGCACCGCGCTCAACACGGCCTACCAAGCGACCGTGAAGCAAGCGCCCGAGCTGCTCAAGCTACCCCAAGTCGAATACTGGGTCGGCCTCGCCCTCTACGGCGAACAGCAGCTCATGCAACGGCAAGAAGCCCAAAAGGCCAAAGCCAGCGCCGCCAAAAAGGTCTCGTCAGCAAAATCAGAAGCCAAACTTCCCACACCTGCATCCCCGGTTAGCGCAGCCAAATCTGCCACCAAGACAAGCAGCAAAGACGCTGCAAAACGACTCTACGAACGAGGCGACCGCCAATCGCTGGAAGCCTTCGCCGAGAGTCTTCTTAGCTAACCCAAAAACAGAAAGAACCAATCATCATGCCTACTGGATCAATTTTCCCAGTGACAGGTCAGCGTGAAGACCTGAGCGACGTTATCACTATCGTCGATGCAAAAAACACGCCCTTCGTTTCGGCCGCCCGCAAAGGCGCCGACATCACCAACGCCGGAGTCTACAGCTTCCAGGCCGACAAATATAACGACCCGTCCTTCGACGGCGTCCTGAGCAATCAAGACGTTTCCGCGTTCGACGATCCCTCCAAAAACCGCGCCCTCCTGAGTGCCCGCGGGCAGATGTTCCGCCGCGCCGTTAAGGTGGACACGTTCGTCCAAGAGGCCAGCGACATCGCCGGCATCGGCCGCAAGAAGCAGCTCGCAGTCGGCGTTTCCAAGGCTCTCCTGGAGACCAAGCGCGACATGGAAAGTGCCTTCTGCTCCGACCGCGAAAGCCAAGAGCAGAGCGGCAACAACCCGTATCGCACCCGCGGCCTTTTCCGCTGGATCGACACTGCGGCCCAAACTGACCTCCCGGTTCCCGCCGCCTACCGCACTCCGACCGCCAGCGTTGACACCAACGCCGCTCCGACCGAGTCCCAGGTGCAGACGCTCCTCCAGAGCATCTACAGCCAGACCGGCCAGATCGACGACATGGTGCTCCTCTGCGGACCCTCGCTCAAGCGCACCTTCACCGAATACACTCGTTTCAGCACCGGCTCGACCGCGAATGCCTTGAGCATCCGCACGTTCAGCACGTCCGCCGATTCCAAAAAGATCGTGTCGGCTGTGAATGTGTTTGAAGGCGACTTCGGCACGCTGCGTCTGTTGCCCTCGTTGTATCTTCGTCAGAACAACTCCAGCGACACGGCGAAAAACTCGTCCGGCCTCGTGCTCAACATGGACCAGTGCGAAGTCCGCTTC